TGCTATTAAAAAAATTATTGCTCCCTTACATCGTCGGATTATGTTGATGATCTGTCGCGGTGTAGTGACAATGCTCAATGATACCAAAGGAATTCAGACTGTGCAAGTGACCCTCTTGGATGGAGAATGTGCAGAACTTCCCAGACATCAAGAATATGGATTTACCAGTAGACCTCCAGAGGGATCTGAAGCTGTAGCAGCATTCATAGGTGGTAATAGAGACAACGGTATTGTAATTAGTTGTGAACATCGAAAATATCGATTAAAACTTCCTGATCAAGCAGATGTCGCGCTTTATGATATAAATGGTAACAAGGTGCATTTGAGCCCTTCAAATGACAAGATAACTGTTGAAGCAAAAAGTGGCGTAGAGATACTTGCTGTTAAAACCACAGGTGGAAATATTATTATTAATGCAACAGGAATAGCAGGCAAAGTCGAGGTGAATGCTGAAGGGCCTGGTGGTGAAGTAGTTGTAAATGCAGCAAACATTTACTTCGGTGAAAAGTTACTTGCAACAGCTGGTGGCGGAGTCGTTACTACCATGTGCGCTTGCATTACTGGAGGCGTACATCCAATGGGCTCTCAGAATGTAAAATCAAAGATCGTATAATGGCAACGAAACAAGAAATAAAATTAGATATCTATGACGATCTTAACCATACTCCTGGTTATAACCTGTCGTCTCCATATCAACGGATAACTCCATTAGTCGATTCAATTGTTGACAATTTAGTTGATAGTATAGATTTCAAGGAAAATGTAATTAGCATTTTCGACCCATCTTCTGGTTTACCAAGCAATCCAACACTCTTTGATCGCTATATTGCATCTGTAACCGCAAACGGATGGACACAAAACAACATATATGAGTGGACTGGGGCTTTGCCATGGGTATCTACTGTACCTGGCGAAGGCATGTTGGTATGGGTAGAAACTCTTGATAAATTCTATGTTTTTAATGGAAACAGCTGGATAGATTTAATATCTACATCCGGATATGAACCAGCAATAGAACCTGGAGAAAATGATCAAGTATGGTTTGGAGATAAAATTTTTAAAGATCTGACAACTTCAGTTGTTCCGGAAGGATCCAGGTTATACTACACAGATGATAGAGTAAAAGATTACGCGGATGGGCACTATTCTGGTCTTAATCACGATCATGATTCAATCTATGCGTTGGTAGATCATACTCATGATTACAGTTTGGTTTATGCTGCATACAATCATAATCATAATGGTGTATATGCTACAGTTGCGCATAATCATAATGGTGTTTACTCACTAATAAATCATACGCATGATTATAGTTCTATTTATGCTGCGGTAAATCATACACATACCGGTGTCTATGCCTCTGTGTCACATAATCATGATGACAGATATTCCACTATTTCGGGTGTTTTTGGATCATTAACAGATAAATTTATTCCACATTTTAGGAATGTTGGCGGTGTTAAATCTTTTGAAAACTCCATACTTCAAACGATTACTAATGGAATCAAATTGGGTACAATTACTACTCCAACATCCACAGCGACCCCAAATAGATTGCAGTTTGACCAAACGTATAGCAATGGGTATACAAAAGATAAAGGTAAAATAGAAATATATAATAATGGAGCAGGTGCAATTTGGTCTTTAGGTATTGGCCCTGACTCAGATTTACAATTTCATGCCTCAACAGCAGGTCCAGGTAGATTTGATTATTATGTTGATAACGTAAAATCAATGTCAATTAACTATAAAGGGATAAATTTAGGTAGTCAAAACGATCCTGCTGGAGATCAAGGAGATAATTGGATTACATGGGGTAAGCGTGTTGATGGGAGTCCACATTACGCGATTCGTACAACTGTAAATAGTTATGGTGGTAATGCTTTTAATAGATTACAAATCGGATGGCACACTGGAATTGAAATCGGTGCTTATAAAAATTATGGGGGGATTCGATTTTTTAATAATTCTCCGTTTACAGGTACACAGTATGTTTCTTTTTTTGATGGAGATGACCATGTACGAATTGGAGATAGTCTGTTCATAGGTCAAAACACCTATTTTGGTTATACTGTAAATGGCCCGAGTAATGTTGGGTATGGGTTGTTGACATGTAAAAACACTTGGGGTAATGGCAATAATTACCCAACGTTAACGAGTACTGGTCCAGTAGTAATTACCATGGTTGATAACCCCCACGTTGGTTATCGGACTGATAATAGGATTGCCGCTGCACAAGTCGGCTATGCTGGCATGCGCTATGCAGCTGCTGCTGACGGTAGCGCATGGTGGGAAGCTGGAGTTACGAATAATGGAAATGCGTTTTATTATCATATCGCTTATTTCAACGGATCTACACTTACAGACAAATTTGATATCGCGAATAACGGTGATGTCTATGTTAGTGGTAGGCTTGGCGTAAATTGCTGGCCCGAAGGCTATTTACATATAGTCGGCGATTTTTCTGGAGGGTCTGGGGATATGACTAACATCACTAACCCGCACCTTAAGATACACTCTGTAAATTCATATCCCCGGATAGTGCACACTTCTGGTGTTGCAGGTGTAAATGTCGTCTATAATTACCAAGCTGGTAAAAGCGTCTATTGGGGCGAAGCCGGTGACGGGGGTACATATTATTTCCGTGGACGAAATTTAGACGTCAGTGGCGGTTGGATAATACGTGGAGGGTATACAGTATGGGACGCAGGTAATTTGGTTGGGTTACAAGATACACATAAACATCAGCAGTTATGGTCGATTAGTCATCCTGAAAGCTACTTTATATCTAATACATGGTCAAACGTTCTAGGTAATTATCGATGGAGATTATCATCTAATCACGGTGACAATTGCAGTGTAGCACATGCTGATGGATCCCACGCGTTGTGGGCAGTATCGCACCCTACCGCATACTACACAAGAGTCGACTGGGATGGATCGTACTGGTGGATGCGCGGATTCAGTTCGAGTGGAGATTATCATGCTCCAGTCAGAGTCGGGTACGCTGATACGGCAGGAGCCGTGGGTGGATTTTCAATTGGCACTTTATCCACAAATAGAGTTGCGAAAGCGTCTGGCTCTACTTTAGTTAATTCACAGATTACTGATAATGGTACAACAATTGACCTAGGCGGGTTGCAGGTAAGCTCTTCGGCAGCGTTTACAATGGATTTATCTGTAACTGGTAATTCACCAAAAATAAACTTAAAAATCGGAACTAAGTATTTACAAGTAAACGGAAATAGAATAGAAGCAGGTGCCGATTTCGATATGGTTGGTGGTACCAAATCAACATTGCGAAGTGCTAAAATAGATCTTGGATCTTTTAATTCTATTTACGGTTCATGCACTGAAGTAACAGTAACTGACATCATTTCATACACTACGTGGGATTTCGCCATTGCAGCTGCGGGTGGGTCGCAATTTGCGTTCTTGGCGGATAGGGTGGGCTCTTTAATTTTTGTAAGGAATACGTTAGGTGGAGACGTGACGCTTAGAGAAGTTAGTAGCGTTGGCCAATCGTATTTAGTTGGGCTTTCAGGGCACGCTATGGCGATGGGGGTATGTGTGCAGGTTGAGGCAACCTACTGCGTATGGAAATGGTTTATAACTTATGTTCCGGCAGATGGTGGGGTGTAAATGAAAGTATATCAAATAGTCTTAGGCAAACTTCCTGGATATCTTGAATCGTGCGTAAACTCTGTTTTGGAATTTACTAAGCGATGTAATCACGATTACCAATGCATCGTTGATGTTCCACAGTGGGAAAAGTATATCCCTTCCGGTTTGTCATATTTTAGAAACAGACTGATAAAGGACTGGATTTGTATAGAACTTCTTTCAACTGAACCGAACATAATGATTGTTGATTGGGATGTGTACCTCACGTCTGATTTTGTTTTTGATGGTGATATGATACCTGTTTTTGCGAGTAGACCTCTTGATTGTATGATATATAATTCAGCAGATCTCTCTCACTTTAAACGAGTGCTAAAGATAGCGGGCAATTACAGCGAAATACAACCCGGCGAGCTTTTAACCGCAGGAGCAATCTATAAATATCGAAAAGAAAATCCTGGGTTTATGTATAAAAATTTTGAACCTGAACAATACAAACATTTGGATAATTGCAGATTAATGCAGTAAGGAGTTTCCATGGATATCGAATTAATTACAAAACAAGCACTACAGATACATGCAGTAATGGAGGAATCCGAAAAGTTTGATCTGGAGTTTGACACGTATGAAATAACAGATGCCTTAGTTACAAATAAAAATGCACTCGATCCAATTGTTGAATCTTTTCGTATGTTGAATAAGCAGAGTGTTGATTTTAAAAAATACGAGAGAGCCGTTGCATCTGCTAAGAACCTATACGCATCAGATCCTGCTAGGCTGAAGGTAGAAATCGAAAAAATCGAAGCGGCAAATATTGATGTAAGAGAGAAAGAAATGGATCGTATTGATGCAATCAATGAACAACTCGAGAAAAAAGTTACTGTTAAGAATGTAATTCAAATAGATAGAAAAAATGCTTCTGGCGAACTGACAATACGAGGAAAAGGTTCACGGGAACTAAAGTACATTCTCGCAATTCAGCCGTTTATTAAACGCACTGCAATAAACACAGAAGAAAAACAGCCGGATAGAAAGCTAATAAAAAAGACGTAAGATCATGTCAACATATTGTGATATAAAAATTGATTTCAACATTTATGGGGATATCGCCATTGAAGATGGTGATATTTCATTAGATGTGACATTAAAAACTGCTGTTATCATTTCCTTGTTTTCTGATGCAAGGACACCGGAATCAATTGAGTTTAGTGAAGATCGCCGGGGATACTGGGGCGATTCTATCGATGAAGAAAAAATTGAGATGGGGTCATTATTGTGGATGCAGGATCGATCCAGACTAAATCAACAAACCATTGACGATCGGAAGAATTTCTGCACAAATGCAATGCAGTGGCTTATTACCGACGGTATAGCTGATAACATTGTAGTAAATGCTGAGCGATCAATAATTAACAGAGATGCAATTATCACAAATATTGTAATTTACAAGAGCAATAAAAATATCGGTTCAATAAGTTTTTAAAAGGGGATAAATGTGGCATTGTCACGACCATCATTAAATGAATTAATACAGCGATCGCAGCGAGATCTACTCTCTGCCCTTTCAAGAAATGCCACGGTCTTGCGGAAAGCAGTAATTAAAGTTATCGGAAAAACCATTGGTGCTATTGCTCATCTTGTATATGGATACATTGAGAATGTCACGAAAGAGTTATTAGTATCCACGTGCGTGACATTAGAATATTTACAAATCCATGGTAAAGAAAATAACGTGCCACGAAAGGCTGCCACATTTGCAAGTGGGTTGGTTCAGTTTGAAGGGCTATCTGGATCGGTAATACCAGAGGATACACTATGCCAGGGCGATAATGGCGTTCAATACAAAATAACAGCAGCTGTAACCATTGGGAGCTCATTGAATGCTATTTGTAATGTGGTGTCTCTTGAATCAGGAATAAAAGGCAATGCTGCTGCTGGAAGCGCTATAAGTTTAACCAGTGAGATTGTCGGAGTTACTTCTGCAGGGGTGGTTGAAACGGGCGGTATTCAGGGTGGGACTGATATTGAATCATTCAATTCATGGAAAAATAGGATATTGAAAAAGAAACAACGCATATCGATGGGTGGATCGGAAGATGATTGGATATCATGGGTAAAAGATTGTCCATCGATTACACCGACCAGAGTCTGGGCCATACCAAGAATTTCAGGTGTGAACACTGTCGGAATACTATTTGTTTTTGATGATCGGACTAACATTGTACCTACAGAAACAGATATTGAAACAATGACGAATTGGCTTGAAACAGTGCGTCCGATTAAAACGACGCCGATTCTAACACCAGTTGTATTAAAGCAAGTATCATTTACGATTAGAAGTAATCCTTTAACAGCTATATTGATAACTAATATTGAAAAAGCACTTAAGGATCTGTTTATAACAGTTGCTATGGTTAACGAAAAAATACTCATATCAGATATACGGGAATCAATTTCTTTTGCCGCAGGATCTGCAGATACTGAGGTATATGCAATTTTTGTCGATGGAATCAGTGTGCCTATCAATGATATAAATGGTGGAGACGGAAAACTTGCAGTCTTTGATACAAATAATACAACTTACGAGTTACGACCATGAACACAAAAGCAGATATCAGCCATTTGATAAAAAAGCTTTTTCCTCCAGGGAAGGCATGGTTAATTAGCTTTGGATCCGGTTTAAATAATTTAATTGATGGTATTGCCGAGGAGTTTTACAGAATTCATCAGCAAATCGAATTACTTATAAAGAATTGTTTTCCATCAACTGTTGAAGAGCTGCTCCCTGAATGGGAAAGTGAATATGGTATTCCTAATGCCGTTTATACGGAAACAAGTAACATCAATTTACGAAGAGCACAAATAAAAACACTATATACATTTGATGGAAATGTGATAATTCCAAACAAAGCATTTTATATTGGATTGGCTGCTCAATTAGGTTATGTAGTTACTAATATCACGGATGGATCTGATGGTTACTTTGAGTGTGGTGTTAGTTGTGCAGGTGACTATCTCGGAGAAGGAATTGATGATGATCTATGTATAGTTTATGTAAATGGTAGTGCTGTGAATGGCGCCAGGTTAGAACGTGCGTTTAACTGGCTAAAACAAATAGATATTATTTTTCAGTTTGTATATTCGGAGTAACATATGGCAAAAACAAATTTTGTTGACAACAACGGTGGAGGAATGCGTGGCACTCAAGTGTTGGCGGCATTCTTAAAATCGATATTTTACACAGGTGGCGGACACAAGCATGATGGACAAGATGATGACGGTCATGCACAAAAAATAAGCTTAACAACTGAAGTTGACGGTGTTCTTCCATTAGCAAATATGGCAAGTCATACACATAATGGAACACAGGCTCATTTAATTAATTTGGTTACACATATTACAGGAAAGTTATCTTTACTAAACCAGTGGGCATCAATAGAAGAATTTGATGTAACTTTCCAAGGTTTTGCTTCATCCACAGTTGCACCGTGCATTGGATTTTTGTCAGATACAATCGTTGTTCCAGTTTTTGGAAGTATAACGCAAAGTGTAAATCTGCGCATAGCAAAAGTATTAATGTCCAGGTTTTCTGGTACTTCAAACGCAATTTCATTTGCAGCTGCTGCAGGGTCCATTCCAGCACCATATAGACCTGTGATCGGGGAAAAGGCTGTCTCAACACCTCTACTGATTAATGATGAATGGTATTCAGGGATGGTAGCATTCGATACAGATGGATCAATTAGAGTTCGTAAGCAGAATGGTGCTGCGGCTGATGCCTTCGCAATGAACGTATTTCCAACTACTGGACAAAAAGGGTTGTCAGAAGTTGAATATACGGTAATATCTTACATGTAATGTGATTTGGAAGAATGACAATGACACCAGAAACGATTGATTCAATTGTACAAATAGTATCCGGAGTGTGTATTGCAGTTGCAGGTGGTTTTAGTGGGTTTTACTTTAAAAAAGTGCAAAAAACAAAACCTACTGAAAACCAGAAAATTGTTCGAGTACCTCGGTCATCTTGTGACAATCACAAGGAAGTTATTGATAATGTTAAGCAGATACCGCTTATTCTGAGTGGTTTAGGATATTTGAAAGAGCGCTTTGAGGTTCTGGAAACTGATATCAAAGAGGTGTTTCGAGTTCTTAGAGATCATGAAGGAGAAATTGAAAATATTAAAGGTTTACAACAAAACATCGTAAAAAAGGTAGAAGTCGATATGTAAAGAACAAGTATTTAAAAAAAAATAACACTATCGGGAACAAGACAGAGTCGCGATCTGAGGAGTTCAAAACTTTTTAAGGGCAATGCGGTGCCGCAATCATCGTATTGCCCTTTTCTTTTTCCCGATAAAATTAAATATAAAAATTAACCGATACTTTAGAAAAAACAGCATTACTGGCCGATGTGTGGGGCCGGTTAAATGCAGAGAAGGAGTAACTATGTCAACAACTCACGACAATACTACAAGAGCCGCAATGCTGGCAGCAGTAATCCCAGGTATAACACCTGCTGCACTCGACATTTTTGATTCATCCAACAATCTGTTGGTTTCGTTTGCACCAGTTTACACAAACAACGGTTTAACTGCCACGTTGAATGCGCAGGTATCTGGTACCGGTGTAGCAGCCGGAAATGCACATCATGCGAGATTGCGTAATGCTGGGAATAGTCGGTACCAGGATTATTCGGACCTGCGCACATCTGCGGGCGGAGATCTTCAGTTGGACAATCTCAGCATTGCTGTTGGTCAAACGTGTAATTTAGTGAGTCATACTGTTTCAGCTCCACTTTAATAATGTGAGGTAAAAAAATGAGAA